ATTACCAATACAACTGCCCAAAGTGCAAAGGAAAGGGTACCTATCTGCCCTCTGTAGACGATTTCACTATCCCTAACCTCGCCCCAATTAGTAATAATATTCTTGATGGATTCGACGGACCCGGAATAGAACCAGCACAGGTAACATGCAGCATCTGCGCAGGTGAAGGCAAAACCTCTGTTCAGGTTTATACCAACGCCAGCATAATTACCTATAGCAACACACCCACACCTTAAAAATTCATTATCTTTACATCAATGCATGGGACACAAAATGAACTTGCAGAATATGTATGCCAGCACCAAAAGGGAATAACTTTCATGAGCTAAGAAACAGGAAGGGCAGAATAAAAGATTATGAAGCACCAGAAGATCTTTGGAATGATGCTACAGACTATTTTGATTGGTGTGACGATAACCCTTGGATGAGGAATGAACAACTAAAGAAGCCAACAGTAGTAAAAGATGAATATGGCAACGAAGAATTAGTTACCCTTTGCCAAATACCAACAGCGCGCCCTTACACGATAAGCGGACTTTGCCTATTCCTCGGAATCTCAGAACAATCCTTCAACAACTATGCAAATAAAGAAGGATATGAAGTATTCTTTGGTGTCTGTACACGTATAAAGCTTGCCATCTACAATCAGAAATACGAAGGTGCTGCCGTTGGGGCCTTTAACCCGAGTATCATAGCAAGGGATTTGGGGCTGACAGATAAGAAAGAGCATAGCGGCGAATTAACGCTGAAGCAGATTACTGGTATGCAGATCACTTAAATGCAGCTACAATTTAACACAAGAGGAAATGAGAAGCAAAAAGAGTGCGCAAAGGCATGGCTTGATGATTCTGTTACCGACATTGTTTATGGCGGCAGCAAGGGGGCTGCAAAGTCTTATACGGGGTGTTCATTGATATTTGGTGATGCCTTCATCTATCCAAATACACATTATTTCATTGCCCGTAAGAAGCTAAATGATCTAAGAAAGTTTACCATACCCTCTATACATGAGGTATTTCAATCGTGGGGTATAGATGATAGGTATTATACTTTCAATGGGCAGGATAGCATTTTCAATCTTTACAATGGTAGTAAGGTATTTTTATTGGATGCTAAGTATCTTCCTTCAGATCCGTTGTTTGCCCGTTTTGGATCAATGCAGATGACCAGAGGGTGGATTGAGGAGGCCGGTGAATTCGAGGTTGAAGCTAAGAACAATCTTAATGCGTCTATTGGTCGCTGGAAGAACGACGAATATCAGCTTACGGCCAAACTCCTGCAGACCTGTAATCCAGCTAAAAACTATCTTTATTCTGATTACTACAGGAAGCAAAAAGATGGCAATCTGGAACCGTGGAAGAGGTTCATACAAGCATACCCACAAGACAACAAGATGCTGGCAAAAGGCTATCTTGAAAATCTTGAAAGATCCCTATCCCGAAATGAGAAAGAGCGCCTACTAAAAGGGAACTGGGAGTATGATGACGACCCGGATAAGCTATTCAATGATTACGACAAAATATTAGACCTATTCGAAAATAATAAGGATATAGTAACGCCTACAGGCGGAAGATTTATAAGTGCTGATATTGCTTATGAGGGTTCTGACATGTTCGTCATTGACCAATGGAAGGGGCTGGTTGTTGATTCTATTACTGCAATTGATAAGATAGATGAAATACGCGTCGCTAAAACAATTCATGATATCCGTATAAAATCACAAACTCCTATCGCTAATACTGTGTATGATGCTGATGGATTAAAGACATTTGTGCGTCAATCGGGCAAAACAGGCCTTTTGGTAGGCGCAAAAGAATTCCATAATGGCGGAAAAGCCCTGCATGGAGAGAATTATTATAACCTTAAGTCTCAGTGTTATTTTAAGCTTGCTGATCTGGTCAACGAGAACCGGATCTATATTTGTGATCAGACTTACAGGAAGCAAATCATAGAGGAATTAGAGCAAATAAAGAAGATGCCAAGGATGGATGATAAGGAGCCATTAAGAATAGAGCGTAAATCAGATATGAAGCTTCGCTTGGGCCGTTCATCTGACTTTGCTGATGCGCTGGCCATGAGAATGATCTACGAATTGAAGCCAAAATCAAAGAATAGCAATGCCGTTGTGTCGATGTTCCATTGATACTAAATTCTTATAACTTTGTTTCATGGATATTAATTTCTTCCTTACTAATATATCAACGCCTGCTATTCTCATTCCCGCCATCATCAAGGAATGGAAACCCTATTATCAGGAAGAGGCTTTTAGAAATTACGAACCGGAAGGCCATGATGTAACAAAGCACGATAAACGTCACGATAAACAGGTATACAAGCCTGTTTTTGGAAGCAATCCGGATGATCAGGGAAACTTCCCACATGCATGGAGAACAGAGCCTGTTGCTCGTCTGGCATTAGCTATTCAAAAGGATATAGTCAAAAAGGCTGTTGCTTTTCTAACCGGCGGAAAGATATCATTAAGCCTCATTGGCGATCCGGATGCGGCCGAAACAGCCCTTTACGACGCTGTTAGCAAAACATGGTCAAAGAATAAGCTCGACTTTAAAAACGCACCATTAGCCAGAGATGTAATGCATCAGCTTGAATTGGCTGAGGTTTGGTATAGCGAGGTGAATGAAAGGAAAGAAGTGAAGATGCGCGTTAAATTCTTCACGCCGGATAAAGGATATAAGTTCTATCCGGTATGGGACAGAGGCGGGGATCTGATTGCCTTTGGTATGGAATATAAGGTGATTGATGAAAATGGCAAAGAGCTGACCTATTTTGATCTCTGGGATAATAAAATGTACCATCGGTACTTGCTCGACAGTGGTGTTAACTGGGTATACAGAGAGGATATAGGGGTAGATATACTCGGTAAGCCAATACCTAACCCTGTGCCCAACGTCTATGGCAAGATACCTGTAATCTACTGGACACTACCAAAGGCGCCTTATCAGGATGTACAAAGCCTCATTGATCAGCTGGAAAAGACAATGAGTAACTTCTGTGATACGAATGAGTATAACGGTAGTCCAATACTATTCACCAAGGGTGAAATCGAAAGCCTACCGGGCAAGGGGGAAACAGGTAAGGCTATCAAGGGCCTTGACCCTGAAAGCGAGGCCAGCTATATTAGCATTGATTCGGTGCCTGAGATGATCAAGTTTGAGACGGACTTCCTATCAAAGAACATCTACTCACTCACTGACACGCCAGATATATCATTTGAGGCAATGAAAGGCATCGGTGATGTATCCGGTGCAGCCTTTGACAGGATATTCATGGCGGCCCATGTAAAGGCTATGGAAGGGCATCAGGGGTGGTATGGCGAAGGAATGCAAAGGCGTATTAACTTTCTCATCTCGGCTTGTTCGCGAACTCAGAATATAACAGGCGCGGAAGATATAGAAATACAGCCTGTGTTCTCGCTATTCCGTTTAAATGGATTGGCTGATGATGTAGATCTGGCAATGAAGGCAAATGGTGGTAAGCCGGTAATGGAATGGAAACAGAGCATCGCCTTTGCAGGAGCTGTAGAAGACCCAGAAGAGACTTATAAGCAGCTAAAAGAAGAGGCAGATAACCAAGCAGCTTCACGGAATACATCGCAAGCCGCGTCAGCATAAAGAAAAGCCACTCTTTAGGGTGGCTTTTCTTTATTTAATGTATTCAATGCTCTTTTTATTTAGGATATTTACTGCCTTCTGCCGTATACTGAATGGCAAAGCCTCCGTCTGGAAGTTGATTTGTTGAGACAATGTTTCCTAGTAAATAATCTTCAATTAGCGTGGCTCGGGCTACCAGATGATATTCACTATCATTATTAAGAGTACTTGCTATTTCTGCCGACTTGGTTCTAATAGATCTCGCCTTATCGGCCGCATCTTCTGATAGTTGATCTTGATAACTCATGATTATTTATGTTTAGTAATTGGTTAAACTCTTGATTGCCTTAAGCCAAAACTTAAGAACGGGTTTGCGTTTTGGCTTCCTATCGATCTTTCGGAAGGCCATTTTAGGTGGCTTTAAGCGTATCACTATCTTGTTCCCTACTAATTTGGTTGAATAAATAGGCATGCTACGTCCCGAAAGAGCGTCTGTTGCCTTGAATGATTTGAGTAGTTCCATCTAATAGCTTTTTAAACTCTTTCTTATGAATAATAGGTAATGATTGTACGGGTGGGCCTAAGTCTTCTTTCTTCCTTGTTACATGATAGCATCCACAGTCGGGGCATTGGTAGTAACGCCATCTATGAGCGTGATTAGCGTTGATAAATGACCGTACTAATGCCTTATCCTCAAAGCAGGATTTACCGCTTGTTGGGCAGTAGTTCTTATGCTTTATGTAGCGAAGAGATGGCATTACTGCTTAATGGTAGGCTTACAGTATATGTTGCCAATGACCTCCCACGGCGCAAAGGGCAGGTAGAATCCCCGCCAAACACCTACAGTATGATTGCCGTGTCCGCTTCCCCACTTTACCACAAAGTATTCCCCGTTCCATTCCTTTGAATTAAGAATGTCGCCCTCGTAGATTTCGATAAAGTTCTTATCTATGGCTCCGGTCCACATCATAACTTTATCTGTACTCTCATGAATGCTATTTTCTTTCCAATGAGCAATACCTTGTCGATCTATGTAGTCTGGCGAAATCATCTGCTCACCATTCCATACACGGAATTTTAATTGTGTCTGCATAAACGTGTTTTTAATCAGCTAAAGTGAAGCCCTTAGATACCACCAACTGTTGAGCTGCCGTGAAAGAGACGGCTTTAATCGTCAGTGTACGATATTTGGTTATTGTTTCAGGTACTACGCCAAAGTATAGCTGCCCTTTAGTGGGGCGTATTTCTTCTTTGATCCTAACGAGAAAGGATCTTAAGGCGTCGGTATTGGTCACGTCATTATTATTCGTGTCTGATAAGACTAAATGAATATTAATAGGTTGTTCTTGATGCATGTGATTCAGGTAATTACTTTGCTGTTCTGTCATGGTTTTCTGTTTTATTGTGGTGGCCATTTATGCCATTCGTTGTATTCGCCGATGTAGCCAAACTTCTCAAAGAAGGCTTTTATAGTAGATGGTTTAGCCTTATTCATCTTGATACGCCGGATAGTTGTAAAAAAGGTGAACTTACTCATTACACCTACATAGGCTTTAAAGTCTTTGTGTATCTCTTCTGCTACTTCCTGTATCGTCATAAGTTAATTTGTAGCTCTTGACCTGTAAGAGATTGGTATAGGTTTTGCAACTCATGCACATAACTAAATGATTTACTTGCCCATGCATAGTTTACCATATAGGCAGCTACAACTTCATTTGAAATAATACAAACAAAGCGGCAATCATTGGCAGAATTAACTAATAAGGATATTTCCAACTCGTAAAGCTCTCCTGCTATGTTTTCGTCTTTGGTAAGAGTAAAGCCACACTTCTTTAAAATATCTTCCGACAATAGCACTGGTTCATAATCTTCTGCATATACAACCCGAAACCCTTCTAACCTCCAAGCATTGATGCTCGGGTTCCAATCCTGATACGCCTCAATCCCCTCAACTCGAAAGAACGCTTTTTGTTCATAGGCAGAGTCTTTGCCAAAAAGTATGTTTCCTAATCTTAACTCTCTTGTGTTCATATTGCGAATATAAACGTTTCCTAATTAGAAAACACATTTATTTATCAAAAATTCATATTAAATCTACTTTTGGTCAAACAAACATTTTACCAAATTATATGGCAGTTCCTAAAGAAAAAGTGATTACGGCACTTAACGCTAAGCTGGCGGGTAAGAACGTTTCACAAAAACTCAAAGACAGCTATGCAACCCGGTGGGCGGATAAAATAGAAACAGAGGAAGACATTGACAATTTTGTTGGTGATCGATCCGATGATCTTTTAGACGCACAGAAGGAAGCAGACCGCCGCGCTACAGAAGCCGGTACTAATGCACGCAAAGAGGCCGCTAAGGCTGCCGCTGGTGAACCAAAAACAGACGAGCCAGAGCAAAACAAACTTCCAGATGACACCCCGCCTTATATTAAGGCGCTTATGGCAAAACTGGAAGGGATGGAAGCAAAGGTTAACGGGTTTGAGGCATCGAAGCAAGCCGAAACTATTGAACAGCGCTTTTTAGGGCTGGAAAAGGTTAAGGATAAGCCTCTAGGCATTGCAAAAAGGTATGTCCCGAAGACTGAAGAAGAGTTTGAAGCAGCAGCAGCACAACTGGAAGCGGATTTTGCACCAGTAGTAGCGCAGCAACAAGTATACGGATTCGGCTTGGACAAACCGCCAGCATCAACACCAGCAGGCGGAAATGGTGGTAAAGGCGCATCTACAGAAGCTTTAGATGCAGTAATGAATCAAATTCCAATTAAAATTTAATCGCAAATGGCAATCGTCAATCTATCCAACACGACTACCACTTATGACGACGGTTTAGACAGTATTGTAATTGTCGATAACTTCCAGTCTATTCGTGGCGGACGTTCATTGGATGTAACAGGTTTTACGCCGACTCTGATCCGCGCGGGCCATGTTATTATCCAATCTACTGCCACAAAGCAGTACAAGCCAATGCCGGTAACGGGTGTTAACAGCATCGCGGGACTTGGTATTGCAACACCCGGTACGGCTTATACGCCTACAGGTACGCCTGGTGTAACCTATTACGGTGTTGCCCTTACAGGTGGCACGGGAACGGGAGCTACCGCTGATATCTCAGTGACCAGTGGCGGTGTTAGCCGTGTGGTTATCGCCGCGAAGGGGACAGGTTACGCAGCAGGAGATGTACTTTCCGCTGCTGCCGCTAATATCGGTGGTACAGGTACGGGATTTCAGGTAACAGTGCGTTCGGTGAATGAAGCCGGTGCTTACGCTGCTCTTCCTGCCTCGCATGTTTATGCCGGTATTCTGATTTCAAGTGTGCTTACTGCGAAACCCTTCGCAGGTATAATGGTAAGGGGCAATTTTAATCCGGTGGCAGCACCTTACGACTTTGCGACTATTGCCGCAGCGTTTAAGACCGCACTTCCTACCATCACCGCAATCGCTGACTAATCATGAATCCAACACTCTTTCTTCAATGGGTACAGCAGTACTATCCGGGACTGGTTACACGTATCGTACAACGCTACAACGACCAGACTAACCCGCAGGTAGCACTCTCTTACTCTTATCGCCGGTTTCTTACCAAACGCATGTCTCTGGACGGCAAATGGGAAACCCTGAATGTAAACAACAGCCTTGTAGCTGCTGATATCATCGCCCTTGACTCAAGTATTCCACTGAAAAAGCGCCCTACTTTAGGCCGTGCTTCGGGCGATATTCCTAAGCTGGGGCTTGAGTTTAATAAGCACGAAAAGCAACTCACGGATCTGATGAGCCTTATTGCCCGTTTGCGTGGCACAGGCGCTAATGCAGATGCGCAGATTGCAGCAGCTATCATGGATGATTTGCCAATGGCTATTGGTGGTCAATATGAGCGCTTGGAGGCTATGTTCTTGGAAGGCCTCTCTTCCGGCGTAGTTATCGTAGATGATTCCGAAACAGTAGGTACTGCAATCCGTATTGATTACGGCTACCGCCCTGAGAATGCCTTTACATCTGTTCTGCCTTGGTCTAATGTGGCTTCTACGCCATTTAGCGATATGCAGCGTATGATTGACTTTGCGTCTTACAATGGTGATCGTATCATGATGCTTATGATGGACCGCGTAACATTCAACAACATCGCAAAGACCAACGAAGGCAAGGCTATTTATGCTGCTTATGCTGGCTTTCCGGGTACTACCCAGCCAATTCCTACGCTGAGCCAGCTTAACCCTGCTTTGCAGGATCGTTACGGCTTTGCGATTGAAATCGTGGATCGTACCGTAAGAATCGAAGCAAACGGACAACGTACTATGCAGCGTCCATGGAAACCCGGCGCCGTTGTAGGCATTACCACTACCGATCTGGGCAGCTATGTGTGGTCACGCCTTGCAGAGCAGGATGTTCCTGTAGCTGGTGTTCAGTATGGCCTTGCCGATGACTTCATCCTGACGTCTAAGTACAGCCTTAACCGTCCTTCTTTGATGGAGGTTACCAACAGCCAGTCACGTGTGGTTCCGGTTATCGACAATCCTTATTCTATTTACACGATGGATAGCACCGTCACAGCAGCATAAGAGATGGCAAAGAACAGCGAACAGACAGAAAACAAGTCCGTTGAGACAAAGACGGAGAAGCGTTATGTAGCTGCCATGGCTTTTCAGGACAGCAAGGAATACGCCGAAGGATCAGAGCCGAAGCAATACGAAATCGGGGATGATGTAAGCCATTTTGACGCAAATAGAATCTCACGTGCAGTTGAATACGGGATTATAAAAGAGGCCGAATAATGTTCTACGATACAGCAGCCATAACAGCATTAGAAGGAAGAGTGGGATGGGCACAAGCCGTCCCACCTTCCACTATTGTTATCAGCATGAATAACGGGCTTTCTGCTTCCGGGCTTAAGTTCAAGACCTTTCATAAGCTGGCTACTGTTGAGAATGTAAAAGAAACGCTCGGAACGCTTGCTCTTAACGATACTGTATTACAGGCGCAATTGGATGAACTACGTAAACAGGCTGTGATCAAAGTATTGCAGGCTATTTACGATCAGAATCCTTTAGCGAATGGTCAGCGTAACGGTTACTTTGGTCAGTATGTTGATATGAGCACTACCGATTACAGCAATGTGATTATTACACGCTCTAATGTATTCGATCAGGCTATAGGCTATCAAATGGCTTATGACGTCATTCAGATGATGATCAGCACATCACGTAGCAACCTTACAGAAAGAGCCGTAACGGGGGCTTATGAGGTGCTACAGATCGAACTGGAAGGGGTTAATCAATCCAATAGCAATATAGCAACAAAAGGCATCGAATACCGCCTTAAAAACGCGATTGATCAGGCTATAGCCATTCTGTTCCCGCAACGTAAAAGAGGCATTGTAAACGCTACGCATCAATGGTAATACTAAAAGATTATCCACAGGGCTTAGAGGCCGCCATACAACCCATACAAGTGGCATTAAACGCCTATTGTATTGATAAGTGGAGAATTGATGACAGCCTTTATAAGTGTTATGGTAAAGCCTACAGGAATCTAAAGCGAATTGAGAATAACGAAGGATATATTCCCGAAGTATTTACCGGACTATCTGCGGACGATTACCAAGAGGTATTTTACGATGACGATGTGGCCGCAACATCTTTCTTCGGATTGAATAACGGCCGTGCTCTCTATAACTACGAAACTGGGGAAAATACAGTATCCGTTCATTTGATCTTTGCTGTTAACCTTCGTGGTTTAGGCTATGGATCGCGTGATGACGAGGCTTTACATTCAGACATACAGGCGTTTTTAGAAGACAATCTCAGCGGGGTGAATATTGAGCGGATAACAGACCTTGACAAGGTATATGTAGACTATTCCGGCTGGCGTTTTACTAATAATATGAA